TTTGACTATGTATACGCTATGTTAGGCGGAGGTATGGTGGATGTAGAACTAGATCCAGTCCACTATGAAACAGCTCTTACAAAAGCATTGACTAGATTTAGACAAAGATCAGAAAACTCAGTAGAAGAAAGTTATTTTTTCATGCCTACAGTTACTGATCAAAATACCTATACGTTGCCAAATGAAATTGTTGAAGTACGTCAAATTTTTCGTAGATCAATAGGATCACGTTCAGGTGGCGGCGATGGCGGAACATTGTTTGAACCATTCAACTTGGCATACACAAACACATATTTGTTAGCAAGTTCGAATATGGGCGGATTAGCAACCTACGATTTCTTTAGTCAATATCAAGAACTAGTAGGTCGAATGTTTGGATCTTTTATAGAATTTAAATGGAATACAACAACTAAACAACTAACTATATTACAGCGGTCCCGTACAGAAGAAACACTTATGTTACTTTGCTATAACTATCGTCCAGATGAACAGCTTATGGACGACTATCTAGCAAAACAATGGATTAAAGATTACACAGTAGCTACATGTAAGTATATGTTAGGTGAAGCACGTTCAAAATTTGCTACTATTGCAGGACCACAGGGCGGCGGCCAACTTAATGGTGATGCTTTGAAAGCAGAAGCCCAACAAGAAATGGAAAAACTTGAAGGTGAAGTTTCAACAGCAGTACCAGGCGGCACTGGTTATACCTTCACAATAGGCTAATCTTTTTACTTGACTTTTACAAATTTTTATTATATAATAAATTAAAGTTAAGGAATTTTTATGATTATTGGTATTTGTGGATTGATAGGTAGCGGCAAAGACTCTGTTGCAGATATTCTTGTACAGGAAAAAAACTTTAAAAAAATATCTTTTGCAGATAAGCTCAAAGACGGTGTAGCATCGGTCTTTGGTTGGGATCGATTGATGCTTGAAGGTAATACAAGCGATAGTAGAGACTGGCGCGAACAAAAAGATGATTTTTGGTCTGCAGAACTAGGTAAAGATATAAGCCCTAGATTAGTGTTACAAATATTTGGCACCGAATGTATGCGACAAGGGTTTTATGATGGTATATGGGTGAGCTTAGTTAAAAAGCATATTATAGATAATCCTAAACAAAATTTTGTTATTCCTGATGTAAGATTTCCAAATGAAGTCAGTATGATTAAAAGTATACACGGAGAAGTTTGGCGTATGCGTAGAGGTCCTGATCCTGTATGGTTTCGAATGTATCAGGATTTAGGTGTAAAACCTGAAGAAGTACATGAGTCTGAGTGGGCATGGGCTAATTCAAATTTTAACAAAATAATAGATAATAATGGAACACTTCTTGAACTTAGAAGTCAGGTAAAAGGTCACCTTGTTTCCATCTAACTCCTTGTTTCTGTATTAACCGTTGACAGTTTGCACATATTGTTTTAAGATTACTAGGCCTACAATTTTGTAAATCACCGTCAATATGAAAAACATTAAATTGCTCAGTATGCTTACTTTCAAATGCACATTTTTCACAATAATCTTTTTTATCGTAACCTTTTTGTTTCCATAATGGGATACCATAATTAATACCATTGCGTAAACATCTTTCGCATAAACTCCTATAAAAGGTTTTTCCGTCTTTTTTGTAGTTTATTGCACAAGGACGTTGTTTGCATTTGCATAAAGGTCTCATATTGTATTTACCTCACCTTTATGGTGCCTTTTTCTTGGCTAATATCAGCTGGTATTTAAAAATTTATGCTAAATAATAATAACAAAGTAATGTCCACGATAGGAGAATAACATGGCACTAGTATCCCCAGGCGTACAGGTAAGCGTAGTAGACGAAAGTTTTTATACACCCGCTGAACCAGGTACAACACCAATGATCTTCGTTGCTACGGCACAAGATAAAACAAATGCAGCAGGCACAGGTACAGCACCTGGCACTACAGTAGCAAACGCAGGAGTTCCATATCTGTTAACAAGTCAAAGAGACTTAGCAGATACATTTGGAGATCCGATTTTCAAATCTGATTCAAATAACAATATGATACACGGTGGCGAGCTAAACGAATACGGATTGCAAGCTGCTTATTCATATTTAGGTATAGCAAACAGAGCTTTTGTAGTAAGAGCAGATGTTGACCTAGGAGAACTAGAACCATTAGCAGTAGCACCAGAGGCTGCTCCATCAGACGGAACTGGCTGGTTAGATACTGCAAATACATTATGGGGTATACAGCAATGGAACGGTGCAAGTGTATTAAATTCAGGACAAGTATTTACAAATAAAGTACCTACTGTTATCACTGACAGCTCCGACCTATCAAATACAGGCTCTTTAGCAACTAATGGATATTCTGGGGAAATACCAGTTAGTAGCATTGGGGCAGTAGGAAGTTATGCAGTTGTAGCAACTACAACTTTGATAAGAATTTTTTATAAAAATACAAATGGTGTATGGGTGCTTGTCGGAAGTGATGTTTGGATTAAATCATGGCCAACAATTACAGGCACTGCATCAAATCCATCATTTGCAGGTACAGCAGCAATTACTATAAATGAAACAAGTGTCACTGTAAACAGCTCTGATACTATTACAGATGTAGTTGCAACAATTAACGGATTAAGTATACCGGGAATTACCGCAACAGCAACAGATTTAAAATTAGAAATTTTTAGTGACGGATCAAGTTCAGGCGCTGACGATAGTTCGTTGGGTGGTCCAATATTAATTGGCGGAGACGCTGATAGACTAAGCGAATTAGGAATTGCAACTGGCACATATTATCCGCCAGCATTGCAAATTGGTAAGCACACTAGCATACCAGAATGGAAGTCAGGGGATACATACACACGCCCAACTGGTTCAGTTTGGTTAAAAACTACATCACCTAACTTAGGTGCAAGCTATAGCCTCAAGAAATGGAATAATGCAACGCAACTATGGGAAGCAATTACAGTTCCTTTATATCCAGATAATCAAACAGCGATATACGAACTAGATCCAACAGGCGGCGGAACTTCATTATTAACTAGTGCCGTTTATGCCGAAACTAATGTTGCAGGCGATTTACAGCCTCTTGCTACTGTTAAGTTGCATAGACGTAGAGGAGTAGCACCAACAAATATTAGTGGTACTAAGATTACAACCGGATCAATTGGATCTGGTTCAAAATCCTTTACATTACAAGCAACTGACAATGGAAGTGCAACATTTAGTACTGCTGTAGCTATTGCTGAAACTTATACTGGCGCAGCTGCAGATGCTACATTGTTAGCAGGTGCAATTAACTCTGCAAATGTAGAAAATGTTACAGCAACAGTTAACGCTTCTAATGGCGTAGTTATTAGCCATGCTTTAGGAGGCGAAATACGTTTTGTTGATACCGATGGCGTACTACTAGCCGCAGGATTTACACCTTACGTAAGTCCAACATCTGGTACACCAAACTTAATTTATGTTCCAGGAACTTCTAGTTCAACTAGTCCAAGACAATATCAAGCAACTAGTTGGTCTCCTGTAGCTAACAATGGTACTGGTTTTTATACAGCAAGTCCTACAGAAGTAAAAGCAGGCACTGCAAACGGTAGACTTTGGTACAACAGCATAGTTGACGAAGTTGACATACTAGTACACAACGGCAATGAATGGGTAGGTGTATTATATGACGGAGCATCAGGACAAAGTTCAAATGCAAGTCCGTTCTACGATGCAGATACAACAAAAACACCTGATCCAGAAGGTCCTATTGTAAGTGCTACTGCACCAACATCTCAAAGCGACGGTACAGCACTTGTTAACGGAGACATTTGGATTGGAACAGCAGACTTAGAAAATTATCCAAAGATTTACAAATATCGTGCAGATAGAACAGACTTACCAATTGAAAACAGGTGGCTTTTAATAGACAGTGGTGATCAAACTTCAGAAAATGGAATATTATTTGCTGATGTAAGATATGGCGACTCAGGAGCATCAAGTGCAACAGCAGCTACTATTCCTGAATTACTTGTAAGCGATTTTGTTGACTTTGATTGTCCAGATCCTGCACTATATCCAAAAGGAATGTTGTTATACAATCTAAGACGTTCAGGATTTAACGTTAAGAAATATGTTAAAGGCTATGTTAACACAGCTGGCAATAACCAAAGATATGGTAGCGGCACTGGCGAATCACAAGCTGCATACTATGCAGATCGTTGGGTAACTGAAAGTGCTAACCAAGAAGACGGTTCAGGTACATTTGGACGCAAAGCACAACGTAAGGTTGTTATCCAAGCATTACAAGCATTAGTTAACAGCAACCAAGACATTAGGGACGACGACTCAAGATTGTTTAACTTAATG